AGCTGCAGCTAACTTTGCGTCCTTAGCCAAGTCATTGATTGTAAAACCTGTATCACCAACCTGCGTGTTGCCCATGCCACTTACGTTAGCAGCCCCTGTTATAGCGCCTAATAAGTCACCATTCTTTGCGGCATTGATAGCATTAACTGTGCCAGTAACTTGTCCTACAGAAACTCCAGTATCGCCAATACCTATATTGCCTGCGCTGCCAAGGCCGCCCATCAGAGCGCCTTTACCAATGTCGCCCCCTGTTAATGCTGCACTACCGCCACCAAGAATAGCGCCACCCACAATAGGGGCAAGAGTTGCCCCAACGTCTAAGGCAGAGCCAATTGCAGTGCCCGCGCCTGGGGCTATCATGTTTAAGATAAAAGGTGCCGCGCCCGCAAGACCTGTGCCTGTATTGTGAACCCATTGGGTTTGATGCAAAGCGCCATCTTTCCAAACGTACCCAGTTGAATCGCCTACACCGCCCTGACCAAATGCCACAGGTTGACCATTTGCAGCTTTGGCTTGATCTATTAAACTTTGAGGCGCACTAGACACTGTAGCTTTATTTGTATTCCAGTAGTTAAGGTCATTGCCAGAATGCTTTTCATACGGATCCCATCCGCCAAATGCAACCGGTTTTCCATATTCTGTATTTCCAGCTACAGTAAATCCCGGAGCCGAAGAAATAGACGAAGCAATATCTGCAATGGCTTTTTGAGCTTCTGGTGTGCTAAGGGCTTTATTCCAGTACTCAGTGTCATTAACAAATTCAGTATATTTAGGGTCAGTGGGTACAGGTCCGTTAGGGTCTAAGCTATTCCATCTATCTATATCAGCTTGCTTGTACTTTCCAAGGATTGGATCCATGCCATCAGCAGTGGGCGCAGGTGCGGGGGCTGGGGCTAGAATGGGTGCAGGCGTGGGTGTGGGTGCGGGTGTGACTAAAGCCGGTAAACCAGCAGGGGCAACAGGCGCAGGATTAAACGAAGTATTTCGTTGATTTACTGGCGCTGCAGGATCGACTTCATCATCGGGGATATAGCCCCAATCACCGTACTCGTTGTAACCCATTGCCATATCAAACCTTTATCTTCAGCACATTGCCCGCCGTGGTGTCACGGTACACATCGCCAGAACGCAGCTTGGCTAAGTTGGCCTGAGTTGGTAAATTGGCTATATTAATGTTTAAGCCCGCAACGCTGATAGGTTGCACAGCATTAATGTTTTGAAAGTACAAGTACAGTACATTTAAAAGCTGAGACATGTATACACCGTCGTACTCTTGTGGAGCAGACGGTAAGCGCGGGGGTGTAATGTTATTGAATAAACTCATGTGTTACCCCTGCCGCCGTCTTGACGAATATCCAATCGTGGAGAACCCAATTGCCATGTACAGCCAAGCTGTTCTGACTCCAGCTTAAGAATCATCTGCCGCCCACGCACCCGGATAAATACTTGGCCTGTAAATGCTTCAATTGGCACCGTAGCCGACCGAGAAATTGTTGACACGTTTGTTCCGCCAACGGACTGCGGATCGTTAAACCCAGAGCCAGAGTTTTGCATTGGGATTAACGTCATTGTTACTTGTGGAGTGGTTGCAGTTGACCCGGCAAACGTCAAGTCAGGCAAGATGCGGCGCACAAATCCAAACCGATCACCATCGTCAATGTCAAATTCAGACGTACCAATCATGGCATAAATCGGCAAAGTAGTAGCTGTTTCGGAATCGTCCAATCCAGACTCATGGTTAACAATGTTGTAGCTGTATGTTGCGGCCAGTGGGTAATTGCGAAGGCCAGAATCCAACCATGCAGTACGGGCCATAGTTCCATACGCCCAAACGCCTTCGCCGTTATTTTCAAAATAGTTATACGTTACATAGCGATCAACTGTTGTTGAATTGGCAGAACAATAAAAAAACCATACTTCGTTAAAGCCTTCGTTGGTGCTGGCAAAAAATTGTGATGCTTGAGACAAGTTAATGTCGTTGTAAATATACTGACGCAAATCACACCGCAATGTTTGAACACGACCATCGTATTTATAAAACTTATCCACGCCCATCCAATACGTAACACCAGAACCCAGTGCTAAAGAATTTGGTCCGGCAATAGAAATGTTATCCCCAATTAACTGCGTGTTCCAAACCGCTGGTGGGCCAGAGTATTGCAATGAATACAAGGTCGAATCCGTCCATACCAAAATCTCTTGGCGTGATTGCAGTACAGTTACAATTTTGGAGCCGTGAGAAAGCCTAACGTAATTAGCTTGGTTTGTTGCATCAGGCGTCCAGTTATAGTAGTCACCTTGGGCAGACCAGCGGATTAACATTAAGTCTTGGGTTGAACTGCCGTAGTTATTACAACCAAATGCAAATAAAAACCGCGATACATCTGATACAAAAATCAAAGACTGAACAGTTGGGCAGTCAACAATCTTTGAAATATAAACGCCTGATCCAGTAGACGAAGTATTGACGGCAGCTCCTGCACTATTAACCAAGGTAAATGAGGTTGAGAGCGATGTGGCAGATACGTAGTAAGTTGTTCCGGCAGTCATGCCCGTTGGCATTGACCCAGTTGTATCAAACTGCAAAGCTGCACCGGGTGAGAATGAGTTTACCGCAGTAACAACCGCAGGACTCGCACTTGTAACTGTAACTGTGCCGCCAGTGCTTGATAGCAAAACCCCGCGAGAGGTTACTAAACTGCTGGCTTGCCAAATATAAATTGCGCTGTTGTTAGGAGCAAATAACAAATCTTGGCCATAATTTGTTTGACTCCAAAGGCGCATTTGGGCGTTGCTAGAAGTTCCAACCCCCCAAGTTCCAGTACCCCAAGAGCCAGCGCCCCATCCAACCAAAGAAACTGCGTAAGCTGGGCCTACGTTAATTTGGTACGCCGCAACCACAGAAGAACCGCCACCAGTTGCATTTGAAGATGCGGTTGACGAAGCTGTAATTTGGTAAGTTGTTGAGCTAACGCCTATGGTTGTAAGTTGGTACTCGCCGTTTAAAGTTAAGCCGCCAACAGCAGTGGCCCCACTGAACGTAACAAAATCCCCATTCACCCAACCGCCAGTTGAGTCAGTAACCGTAACCGTAGCAAGCCCGATAAAAGTCTGGAATGGGTTTGCGCCTAAGGTAATGGTTTGGCGCAGTGGCGTGATGTCGTTGTAAAAACCACCGCTTTCAATGTAAAACTTCAGGTTTGTGCCGATGCCAAGCAGGTTTAGCCCGCCAAGCGTAATCCAGTTCCAAAGCGAACGGCATACCCCAAGAAACGTAGACGCAGAAATGCGTGCCCAGCCACCAATTTTTTCAGGCGTGCCTTGGCGAAACCGTACTTTTTCAGATTCGTAGTAGCCGTTTTCGTTGGTGTAGCGGGTGTTCTCCCTGTTTACACCAGCTTTTTGGACAAGCTTTTTTAATGGCACGGGTTACCTCATGTGGTTAAGACACTGAGGGCGGTGTTGATGTGAGCAACCCTATCGTCAAGACCAATGATACCGCCGTTGATCTTTTTTGTCATCCCCGTGTAGTCTTTAGCATCGGCTTCTTTGTTCAAGTTCCGTTTGTTCCAAAACCACCCGGCAGTCAGGGCCGCGTACTTTGGGATGGCAACCAGATCAGGACTGTGCATGAAATCCACACCCAAAGCATCTCCGGCCAGTGTATATGAGTCCTTGCCAGTTAACTGGATGCAGCCTCGTCCAATGTACAAAGCGCCGTCGCCATCTTCATTGTTTCCCATCCGCCCGGAATAAACTTTCTCGGCAATCTTGTCGGGGTTTCTGTGGAAGGGTTGAGCAGCCTCTAATGAAGGAAAGCGGCTGGGCCAGACTTTGCACAGTCTTTCTGCGCTGTAGTTTAGATTCTCATGCAAGACTTTAAACCCCCCGGACTCGTGATAGCACTGCCCAATAAAAGCAGCCATCCGCAAAGGGGTCATGATGTCGTACCGCTTAAACGTGTCGTTCAAAGGCTCTAGCCATTCCGCGTCGATTTGGAGCTTTGCAAGTTGTTCCGCAGTAATCATGTCAGTGTTTATGGCTTGCGCCAAAGTAGTAGGTCAAAATTAACATGAAGGCAGCGTCAAGCTGACCTAAGAGACGTAAAACAATCTCGCGCATTTCTTGCGGCACAACGTGAGTCAATAAAAAATATTGAACAAAACTCCATGCTGCAAAAACTCCAATAGCAATCAACGGCGTGACCATTTTGCTGTACCAAGGCGCTTCTGCGCTTGTGGTGATTGCTGTATCGCGCTTACGGGCGCTGTCACGGTCAGCCGCATCCAGCTTTGCGTACTCCAGCTCAAGTTCGGCTAATTTTTGTCCTGCTTGGGGGTCACCAGAGATTGCTTTAGCCACTGCTTCGACAGACTCTGATACGCCAAACTTGTTAGCAAGAGCGGCAACAGCAGCGCCACCAAAAGGACCAGCAACGGCGGTAGCCAGAGCAGGAGCAACGCCTTTAAGAAGAGAAAGAAGTTCATTCATGTTAACCTCATTTTGTAACTGACAAATTCAATAGTGCCCCAACAAATAAGGCCACCAACAATGCACCCAGCCAAGCCATAAAATATCGTCTCTACCATTTCGGCTAATTGTTCACGCTTGAGTTTTTTAGAGGCTTCGGCTTCACGTTCTTCACGTTTGCGGGTGGCCACAATCATGTTGTACTCAGCTTGAATGGCCTCCCAGACATCACCTTGCCCTGAATAGATCAACTGTTCTTTGAGTTTCTTCTCAGCGTCCCGCAAGGCTTTGGCTTGCATCACAGTGTCAAGGGCTTGGCCCATGTCAGATCGTGGCTTTTTTCCCTTGTCTTCCGTAGCTGCTTTGGCTACGGT